CGTTTGGACGACCCGCGACAAACACCCTCGGAAGGACCCGCACGATGGGGGAGGGGGGGGTCACCTAGCCGAGGCCACCGCCTTCTCCAGGCTGCTGCGCAGGTAATCACCAAAGCGACGGTCGATCACCTTCTGACCGATCTCGGCCATCGGGAAGATCTTGCCGTAGCGCGCACGGGGTACGGCGATGAACAGCGGGCGGAGTTTCCCCTTAGCGGTCCGCTGGTACACACCAGGCGGCCTCCCAGCGCCATCTGGACGCCCCAGGAAGACGCTGTTCTTGCCCTTGCTGGCTATCTGCCCCTCGATGCGCCTCAGAGTGGCCAAGGAGACGTTTCCAGCGGCCGTGAGGTTGATGGCTGCGGGCACGAGCACCGAACCCTTCGGCATGGTCGCCTCAGCCTTGGCGAGGTAGCGCAGCTCAACCGGCTTCTGCCCACGATCACCACCGCTAATCAGCGTGCGCAGGTAACGGGCGCGGCGACGCTCGGCGTACACCTCGGCCTCAAGGTTGCGCTTGGTCGACCTGTTGACCAAGAAGGCGCGCTGGGTGAAGGCCACCGGGTTCTTGAAGTACTGGCGAGTGGCGCCGTTCATCGCCTCCCGCATGTCGAAGGCCGTGCGGTTGAGCGCCTGGCTGATGGCGAAGGGGAGTTGCTTGGTCATGGTGTCGGTCCACCGGATGGCGGTGGGCAGCTCCGACTTGATGTCCAGGCGGATGGTGGTCATGCACCAAGGGTAAGGGCGGAAGCTTGTGCCCAACCTGACCAACCTCACCCTTTCCCCAAAAGGGGGTAATACACCCCCCTCTCTCTCTTTATTTATACTCTTTTACTAAGGTTAGGAGGTTAGGAGGTTAGTAGAGGGACTGCAGCGCAGCGGATCTCAGCTCCCAACCTTTTTTGTCGAGGTTGGGCACGAGTACACCCAACGCCTCTTTCCCCCTGAACAGTCCCGACGCTTGTCGCATCCGAGATCCTTGAGAATCGATGCGACCTGCATTTGATCTCCCCTCGTTTGACGCTCTAGTGGTTTCTCGATTGCGTTGCTAAGCACTTCCTCTGTGGTGATCGGTTCGATGCTGATGCGACGTGCGAGGTACTCCTGCACGGCGGCGTGCCACGGGTTGGAAACGAGGTAAGCCTCGTTCTCGGTTTCGACCTGTGCCTCAAGCTCACGCGGTAGATGGTTGGCATCGCCATTGCGGTAAGCGGCCACGGCAGCCGACCAAATGGCATCACGCTCAAGCAGCAGGCCATCGACGGCGATGTGGGGCGCTGCGAGCACGGGGATCACCCAGAAGCGACGGTTGCCGGTGTCATCGACCAAAAAGCCGCTGTCGCGGTTGGTGGAGCCGACGATGATGCAGCGGCGTGGGAAGTCCTCGGTGGCCTTGCCGTACGGCACGCGGAAGGTATCCGTCTGCTGCGAGAGGAACGCTTTTACCTGGCCTGCGTGACGGCGGCCTGTGAGGTGATCCAGCTCGGCGTATTCCATGATCCAAGAGCGATGGAGCACCATCAGGTCGTCCTTGCTGGACACGTCCCGGAGGGCATCAGAGAAGAACGCACCGCCGAGGTTGCGCCAGAAGGTGGACTTGCCGCAGCCTTGTGGTCCCATGAGCACGCAGGCCGAGTCGTGTTTGCTGCCGGGTTCGTAGACGCGACGGACAGCGGCGATCAGGGTGGCGCGCAGCATGGCGTCGTAGAGGGTGCCGGGGGCATCTGCTGGGCGCAGGTATGCAGTGGCGAGGTGATCGATTGAGACAGGCGGGACTTCTTCTGAGACTCGATCGAGGTATTCGCGAACAGGATCGAACCGATTGGCCTGCGCGACGTAGACGATGGCATCAGCGGCCAGCTCCTTCGAGACTTTGATCCCCATCTGCGCGAACTGGAGGTAGTAGTGCTCAAGGCCTTCGATCGGCTTGGTATCCAGCTCGATGTTCTGGGTAAAGATGTTGAACCGCAGGCGATCACCGAGTTGCTGGCGGATCAGGGTGAGCAACTCATCGGCCTCGAGCTTGACTGCCTTGCCGGAGCCTGTGGCCTCCATTGCGGCTGCTTTGGGGTTGGCATCACCGAGGGCAGCCTTGAGGGCATTAACGGCCACCTGACGGGGCGAGATGCCACCTGCGAGGTGGTAGAGGGTGCCGAGGCCAACACCACCTGCATCGGCCTTGAAGGTCGACCACTTGTGTTCACATTCGCCGGCCTTAAACTTGCCGGAGCCGGCAGACCACTGGATCCAGTCGGAGAGGAGAGAATCGTTGCCGACGCTATGGAGTGCCATGCCGACCTTGATCCATTCGTCGTAGTCGTCAGCGAGGCTGGATGGGATGTTGGCGAGGTAGGCGCGAGCCTGCTCAGCGTCTTCGGTTGGGTTGGGGATGTGGATGAGCGGCGGGATATCAGGACCGCGCATCATCTGCTGGAGGAGCACAGATGGCGCTTCGGCCATTGGTAGATCACCCGGTGCGCGGCCTTTGAGCCAGCGGTAGGAGCCTGTGATGGGGTGCTTGCCTAGGACAACGGACTGGCAGCCGGTCCAGCGCAGCTCGAGCTGTTCGCCCTTGATTGAACTGCGGAGCTTGGTGGTCTTGATCTGATCCCAGAAGCCGCGGGGCACGGAGTAGATGATCTGCAGGCGACCATCGCGGCCGGAGGTGACTGCCCACGATTTGGGCAGGTCCCGTAGGGAGGTGCCAAGTGATTCGAGGACTTCGGATGCACCGAGGCCGTCGTGATCGACGAACAGGAGGCCGCCGGATGGTGGACCTGCAAGGACACCAACGGCGACGGCGCGGCCTGCGTGCAGCTCAGCTTCGAGCTGGCGCTTGCTGAGGGGATTCTTCTGCCATTCAGGTTGATAGGGGCGTTTGTCGTTCCCAACGGCGACTAGCGCCCATGAGTCGGGAATGTCTGAGAGTTGATCGATGATGGCGGCCACGTCGGCTCTGTGCGTTAGCCGACAGAGTGTGACGCAAGGTTGGGAGGTTGGGAAGTTATCCCAGGATTTCTTCTGCGTCTCGCACTGAGCGCGCCACGCCAGCGATGCCACCGGCTGTTCGGACGGTGCCCATCCAGGCTTGCTGCGCGGGGGTGAGATGGCCTGTGGTGGTCTTCACCTCGATGCTGGTAAAGACGGCAACGCGCTGCCCGACCATCTCTGGGGTGATGGTGATGGTGCGCCAGCCGATCAGGTCTGCGGAGCCACGCGCGAGGCCGAACTGGACCGGTCTGCCAGTGCGTGGATCGGGCAAGGTGCCGGTGTTGTTGCGGAACAGGCGGAGATCAGATCGTGTGCCAACTGCGAGGCGGATGCGCTGCTGAATGTCGGTTTCAGGATTGCTCACGCACCCCGCGCAAACTCGCCATGCAATTCTGCCGCAGCTTTGCAATAGGCCATGTGGGCTAGTTCGGGGGTTTCAAAATAACCTAAATGGTAACTAACACGGTTTGACATTATTTGCGCATGATATTTATTCCTTTCTTTATTGTAACTAACCCCTTTGTATCCAGTTGTTGATCCTTTTGTGGCAGAAACATTGTGCCTATTTTCCGCGGGCGAGGCCAATCGTAAATTAATAATTCTGTTATCATTTTTACACTGATTTATATGATCAATTTGCATATTGTCAGGATCTTTTCCGTAATGCATTAACCATGCAATTCTGTGAGCGGCATATCTTTTGCCATAAATACCTACATATATATATCCGTCGGAATGCATTCCGCCTGCAATAGACCCGGCTTTACATTTTGGTCTATTTTTACGCCAGATTAATTCGCCTGTTTCTGGAATATATATTATTACTTCTTTTAGTATATCAATTGTTGGCAATGAACTAGCCTTAGCCATCACTCGGTAGTGCGGGTGGTCATGCCCTTGGCGTTAGCGCGCGCAAGGGCGCACCACTTTACCTGTTCCTGGCGTGATAGATGCGGTACGCCCAGCCGGGACTGTAGCCGCGCTCATTGGCCAGGGCGAGGAGCTGCTCGAGGGTGCGGGCGGTGCCCTGCTTGCGGCGTTCAGCAATGCGCTGCTGGACGGCTTCGCGCTTCAGCTCCTGCAGTTCACCTGCTAGCTGGCGGATCTTGCGGTTGGTGATCGGTGCGCATTGTGCGCCACAGACTGGGCACTGCGGTTGCGGCTTGAACGCGGCGTAGCACTCGGGGCATGTGCGCACGGATGGCGCTGCTGTGCCTGCGGTGCGCCTGATGCCATCGTCGAGCGTCCAGTCGCGGTGATCATCCGGGAAGCCATGGCGGGTGACGTTGCCAACGTGATCGAGGATCAGCGCAGCCTGCTTGCCAGGCGCTGGGCGGAGCACGCGACCGACTTGCTGGAGGTAGAGACCGAGGGACTTGGTGGGGCGCAGAAGGATGGCAACGCCGGCAGCGGGCACATCGAAGCCTTCGGAGACCACATCGACGGTGACCAGCATCTGCACGTCACCTGCGCCGAACTGCTGGACGACCTGATCGCGATCGACGGTGTTGCCGAGCAGTAGCTGAGCAGCGATGCCTGCTGCTTGGAAGGCCGCGCAGACCGACTCAGCGTGCGCGACGTTGCAGCAGAACGCGATCGCCTGCTGGCCTGCAGCGAGCCGCTGATAGTGGGCGATGGCATCACCTGTGACGGTGGGGCGATCCATGGCCGCCGCGGCCTGATCGTTGGCGTAATCGCCAGCTCGGGTGCGGATGCCGGATAGGTCAGCAACCACTGGCGGCGCGTAGATGCGGGAATGGCTGAGGAAACCAGCGTCGATCAGCTCAGCGACTGATGGACCGACCACCAGATGGTCGAACGCACTGCGGAGGCCGCGGCCATCGAGGCGGCATGGTGTGGCAGTGACACCGAGGCGAAAGGCGGTTGGCCAGTGCTGCAGGGTGCGCTCCCACTGGCCTGCGGTGGCGTGATGCGCTTCGTCGATGATGATCAGATCTGGCTGCCAGTCGATGCGCGATAGGCGGCGCGCGATCGTCTGGACTGAGGCCACCTGCACGGGCGCCTCGGATGGCTCGATGCCTGCAGCGATCAGGCCATGATCAAGACCTGTCCATCCCAGCTTCTCGCTGGCCTGCCGGAGCAGCTCACGGCGATGCACCAAGATGAGCACCCGCCGGCCTCGAGCAGCCGATGCCTGAGCGATGGCGGTGAAGATGATGGTCTTCCCGCCGCCGGTAGGTAGGCATAGCAGCGGTGCCCGGTAGCCGAAGCGATAGGCATTGCGGAGATCGTCGACGGCGCGCTGCTGGTACCTGCGGAGCTGCATGGGCTTGCACTTGACGGCATCAGGCTATAGGATCGCGCAAGTCGCCACACCCTATGGAGAACGTCGACTATCACGCGCACCCTGCGATCTCAAAGTCGCATCTGGATCTCATTGCGCGATCACCTTTGCACTATTGGGCGCGCTACATCGACCCGAAGCGCATCATCCACGAGCCGACGCCAGCGATGCGCATTGGCAGCGCCGTTCACACCCATGTGCTTGAGCTGCACAAATGGGATGCCGAATACACCGTGGCACCCGATGGCCTTGACCGCCGCACCAAGGCAGGAAAGGAAGCATGGGCAGCGTTCGAGGCTGAGGCCAACGGCCGCACCGTGCTGAGCCGTGAGGATGCCGATCTGGTGATGCACATGGGCAGAGCAGTCCTCGGCCATCCGGCTGCAGCGTTGCTGCTCGGCATGGCCGGGGAGGCCGAGACCACACACATGTGGACCGAGCCGACCACTGGCCTGCAGTGCAAGTGCCGGCCGGACTGGATTACTGAGGATGGCGGCATCGTGGTGGATCTCAAGACCACCGAGGATGCCAGTCCACGGGAGTTCCGCCGCAGCATCGCGAAATGGCGGTATCACGTCCAAGCCGGTTGGTACATGGCCGGCATCGAGGCCGCCTATGGCAAGCGGCCGTCGGGCTTCATCTTCATCGCAGTAGAGAAGAAGCCACCGTTCGCGGTTGGTGTCTATGCCGCTGATGAACAGATGATCGAGCGCGGCTACGAAACCGCCATGCGCGACCTGCAGACACTGGCGGAATGCAAATCCAATGGCCGTTGGCCTGCCTACAGCGATCGGATTGAACCGATCAGCCTGCCGGCATGGATGACCGGCGAGGCCACCACATTGACCACCGAGATCGAGATGTATTGATGGAATCCACAGCACTCACCACCACCAGCTCCGGCTCGGTGTTTAGCGGCATCCAAGCCTTCGAGGATGCCCAGCGTATTGCGAAGGCGCTCGCCAGCAGCACGCTGATCCCACCACAGTTTCAAGGCCAGCAGGGGTTCGCCAACTGCTTGGTCGCGCTCGAGATCGCTAATCGGATGGGCATCAGCCCGTTCTTGGCGATGCAGCACCTGCATGTCATTCATGGCCGCCCGTCGTGGAGCAGCAGCTTCATCATTGCAATGGTCAACGGCTGCGGCCGATTCAGTCCGCTGCGGTTCGAGCTGAGCGGCAGCGGCGACAACCTGGCCTGCTATGCGGTCGCCAAGGATCTTGCCAGCGGGCAGGAGCTTAAGGGACCGACCATCACGATGGCGATGGCGAAGAAGGAGCAATGGGCGACCAAGGCGGGGAGCAAATGGCAGACGATGCCTGAGCTGATGATCCGATATCGCGCAGCCGCGTTCTGGGGTCGCCTGTATGCCAGTGATCTGTTGCTGGGGATGCAGAGCCAGGAGGAGGTGGTCGACATCGAGCCGGTGACCGTGAGCGATCAGGTTGCTGATCTCAACGCCGCCATTTCCGAGCCGGCACCTGCACCCGAACCTGAGAGCGATGAAATCTTCTGAGTATTTGACCGCCACCCAGCTTGCGCAGCGATGGGGGTTGCACCCTGACACGCTGATGCGTTGGCGGAAGGCGGGCAAAGGTCCGGCGTATTTCCGCACGCCAGGCTTCGTGCTCTATCCATTGGCCGGGGTGGAGCAATACGAACAGGCCAACACCACTACCAACGAACAACCATGAGCTTCAAGCTGAACCTGAGCATCTTCAAGTCGACCAAGCCTGAAAGCAAGGTGGACTTCAGCGGGATGATGAACATCAAAGTGGAGGAGCTGGATGCGCTCTGCCGCTTTGTGATGAGCCAGACGCCCGACCAGTATGGCAGCGTCCAGGTGCCGATCAGCGGGTGGAAGAAGACCAGCCAGAAGGGGCTGGCCTATGTGAGCGCTGTGGCGCAACCGCCGCGGGACTGGGTGGACCCCGGTGATGCTGCGCAGAAGCTGGCCGCGGCCACTGATGGCGTGGTGGTCGACGTAAGCGACGACATGTTCTGAGCTACATCAGCTCCAGCTCGAGGCGGGCGATCTCATTGACCGCCTGCTGAAGGAGCTGCTGCTGGTAGCAGGCTTGTTTGAGGAGAGCAGCCGCCATGATGCCTGCATCCGGGCTTGAGAGCAGGGTGCGGGCTTGTTTTTCGATCTCGAACTGCTGTTCTGGCGAAAGCTCCACCAGCATCCACTCACCGAATCGCATTGTGCTAGACCAGTGGGGCACACCTGCATGATACCGATGCAATGCCAGCGCTGCTCCAGCTCGATGGTCAGAGCAGTAGCCACGAACAACAAGGAGCCGGGCGTGACCGTGCGGAAGCGGCAGTGCGCCGACTGTGGCCATGTGTGGTTCACGGTGGAGCTGCCTGTTAGCCCGGCGGTGGTCGGCTGGGGGCGGATCGATGCGAAGGGACAGAGCAAGCCGGTGCTGCGGGTGCCGGTGGAGATCGCGGTCGGCACCGAGGCCGTGTAAAGAAGTGTCACACACCCCTAGGCATATGCCCCGCCCGTGGGGCATGATTGACGTACGGCCACCCGGCCACTGTTCTTAAATCCAATGATCAACCGCATCAACAACGCCATCTGCCTCCTTGTCGTCGCGGCCGTGTTCGCCATGATCGGCATCGAGGCCGGCAACCAAGCAGGCGCTACGCACTCCGGCACGCAGTCCTACATCGAGGTGCGCAAGTGACCCCCCGTCGCTTCTACTTCACGATCAAGGAAGCCAACGTCGTCGAGTGCGTGCAAGCGCACAGTCTGACGGAGGCCAAACTGATTGCCGCCGACACATGGCTCCCTTGGTGGAATCAGATCGAATGGCTCAATCCTGAATCTGTCACCGATCCGAATGTCTACATCTAGCTCTCCGATCGCCTTCCAATGGCGCACCGATCCCGAGGATCAGGGCGTCTACGGCGAGGGCATCAGCAGGCCACGCAATGGTGCTCGTACGCGCGAGTATCGCCTGATTGTTTATCCACGAGGCGCGCAACCACTGACGTGGATCACGCGCGCTGAATCACAAAAGCACGCGATCCGCTATGCGCAGAACCGTTGGCCATCTGCTGAAATCGAACTCACATCATGACCCCAGACCAATCCATCGTTCCCTTCCATCGTTCGTTCATCCTTGCGAAAGTTATCTACCTCGACAAGGTGAATGATCTCAGTCGATCCGAGCTGGATCTGCTGAACATCGAAACGCTGGCCGCATTGCAGGAGGCCAGACACAACTACGACCTCATCGAAGACAAGCAATCAGAGGAGGCCAGTGGCGAGTATCGCCGCATAAAAATGGCCGGCTACTTCCAAGCTGCTATTCAGATCGCCCTGCAGAGCCGATGAACGACGCATCCCGCGCCCGCCTCTATAGCCTGCTCGAGGGCAGCAACACCTTCAAGGCTGGCCAAGCATCAGAGCGTGATCGCCTCCGCCTGCTGATCGATATTCGCATCGATCAGTTACGGGGCACCACCGGCATCAAAAACCGGGAACAGCTCTGCGCTGAATTGTTGAACCTCCGTCAGTACCTCAACGAATGAAGCCGCACCAACTCGACCAGCGCCGCGCCGACATGATGGAGGCGCTCTACCAACGCAGCGGCCGCGATCAACTGCCATACGGCCATCCGCTGCGCAGCACCTACACCGGCCTGTGGGAGGAGTTCGCCCGTGATCTTGCGGCTAACTTCCGAGATACCGACTACCCCGAGCTGTTCGCCCGTGTGGTGAAGGCGATGGATGCCACCGAATCGGTGCTGACTGAGAAGCAAGCGCAGCAGGCCATCGAGGTGTGCCGTCAGCAGCTTCTGGGAGACAAATGGCGATAGCCGCTCGGATCCGTAACCGCACTCTGAATATCCGGGTGACGGACGAAGAAGTAGCAATGGCGCGGCAGATCGGCAACGGCAATGCCAGCCACGGCTATCGGCTCGCTATTCGTTGGATGGCCGACCGCTCGATCAGTGGCATCCCGCTCAGCACCATGCTGCGCGCTGCTGCTGAGATGGCGGCCGATCTTGAACGCACACCTAAGAGAGGAGCACCATCCCGTGGCTGATTTGGTCAACCATCCCCCGCACTATCAAGCCGGCACCATCGAGGCCATCGACTTCATCGAGTCGGTGATCTGCGATGCGCCGCACATGGTCCTGGCATACCTGCAGGGGCAGGCGCTCAAGTACATGATCCGCATGTGGCTCAAGGGCAACGCGCTCGAGGATGCCCGCAAAGCGGAGTGGTATCTGAATCGACTCATTGCCAAGATGGAGTCATGCTCGAACATCTCCGCCTGAACTGGCTAGAGCGGCAAGCGCTGCGGATCCTATGCCGCAGCCAGCGCATTGGCCTGCTGGTGGTCAAGCGCCACGGTTCTCGGATGGTCTTCGTGGTGCGGGATCAGACCGATCCCATTGACATTACGCAAACCGATGAGCCGCTGTCGATGCAGCTTGAGCGGCTGTATCACCAGCCGAGCTACGGAGAGGATGAATGATCAGGTTGCACGCTGGCCGATTGTTGCTGGTGTGCGACCGCACTGATCGAAGCTGGCACGCGCGCGTGATGCTCGGTCCAAAGGCTGAGCATCAGGTCGAGGTGGATACCGGCACTGTCCACCTGCCAGATGCGCTGCTGCGCGCTGAGGCTGTCTTCCAAGCAGCGGTGGCCAGCATCAGGCCGGAGACCGCCAGCGTGATGTGCTGGGACTGCATCCAGTGGGAGATGAGCACGCAGCAATGTGATCTGCTGCTGCCTGAGAGCAAACGAAGTGGCGGGCGCTACGCGGCGAGCTGTGACTTCTTCCTGCGGGCATTGCCGGCGGCAGACTGATAGAGGCCGCCAGGTCGCCGTGTCCAAGCGTGAGTTCAACACGCCAATCCGTGAGCCGTGGAATGTGCTCATCCATCAATCGCTGCAGGCAATCGACAGGCACAACCGTCTGTGGTTTGCATCGGGCGATGGATGGCACCTCCAGCAGGCGCAGGTGCTGCGGAATTATGTGGCGGACCTTAAAACATGGATTCACCGAGAGGAGGCACGGCAATGTTCGGACCTGAAGTGATCAGCCGAGATGATCGCGACGGCGGTTATATCGAGACGCTGCTGCCAGCGGAGAAGGGTGAGGTGTATTACCGGAGCTGCGTCGGTGGCGTGTGCCGGTATAGCTCGGACTTCTTCCAGGCGGAGATCTACCTCAATCAGATGCTGCGGCCATGAAGTACCCGTCGGTGGTGATCTTCGGTCTGACGTGGCTAGGCGGCATGTTGCTCGCCACCATCTGGCTGACGATGTTCTGAGTGGCTGGCGATCCACTGCACGATCGCCCACTCACCAAGCGCCGACCAGAACGGTTGAGCGCGATACCAGTCGACCCATGGCTTGTGGCCTTTCTGGCTGTTGCACATCAGGCAGCAGGAGACCAGGTTCTCGCGCACCGTCAGGCCGCCGTGGACCTTAGGGATGACGTGATCGAGGGTGGGACTGCGGCCGAGGGGATCGTTGCAGTAGGCGCACCGATAACCCCAGCGGAGGTGGATCTGATCACGCGCTGATCGGCGTGTGACCAGGCGCGTCTCATCAATGTGGTGCTGATCCACTGAGATCGAGCGGCAGGGGTACGGCGTAGACCTCGAGGTCGAGAATGTCCTCGTCGCTTGGCAGGAACTCAGCGATCTGGGAGTAA